TATTTTGTACCAATGAATTTTACTCCACGCCCTTTTTCAACAGCACCTACTCCACGAATGCCATCGGGTCTAAAGGGACATTTGCCATGGGGATTAGGTCCTTTTTTAGGAGGAGGGCCAAATCGTTCGCCTCCTGACAATCCTCCTCTCTTCATTGAAAGAGGTCTGTGTGTTGCTGTATTGATAGGTTTTTGAAAATCAAAACCCATGTAATAAGGTTTATAAGGTTGAATTTTAGGTTTAATAGGTTGAGCCGCTTGAGTGCTTGTAGAAGCCATTTGCGGACCTGGGTCATCCCCGCCGTGATCAACAGGAGGACGATGTTTGGGTGCTTTATGATAATAAGCTCCTGTTTTAGGATCTTGTCTTAATCCTTTATGTTCAGTTTTTAAACTGGTATCTTTTGATCTGTTAATACCCCCTCTAATTGCAGGACCAACAAACATAGCTATACCAGGATGCACTCCAAGTAATTGTGCTAGTTGACTCGCACCAGCGTTTACTACGTGCTTTTTATAATCAATCCCGGCTTTTCCACCGCTTCCACCGCTTCCACCGCTTCCAGTGTTTCCACTGTTTCCACCGTTTCCACTAAAAGGATTACCGTCACTAGTATTACCTTTGGGAGCTTGTCCAGCATCAAAAGCTGCTTTGCTTTCCGCTCCATACATTGAATCAAATTCTGGCATATTATTTCCTGTTTCTAGCCTGTTGTCTAGCTATCGCTAAACGATCCTGCTCAATTTCTCCTTTATCCTTAGCTTGTTGTTGAGCCAAATCCAAACGACCCCGCTGAATTTCTTCAGCAAGACTCAATTTGTCTTCAGCAATATTTTGCTGAGCTTGGAATTTGTCTGTTTCAACATTCAAACGTTTATCTGTTTCTTTGTCTTTTCTTTGAATATCTTGAGCTTTAAGATCCAACTCTCTCTGTTTAAGCATAACCAATGGATCCATATTAACTTGTTGTAAAAACTGCATTTCTTGTTGAACGAGTTCATTAGTTAAAACAACCACTCTTTGAGCCACGGCTGAATCAAATTCAAGTGCCCACGCTTCGGGATTTGTTTCTTTCAATTCAACGAGTTGTGGATTTTGAGAAAATTGTTCCATCACTTCGTTCTTCGCTTTTAAACTCACGTGTTCCGAAATATGTCCTTGCAATAAAGCATAAACTTGTGGATTGGATTGAACCATTCGTGTTTTAATAAAGGTCATATGCGCTGCATTATGAGCATCATGATTCTGTTCTGAAAAAGCTTTAGGCATTACCATTTGTAAAGCTGCCGTATTTTCTTCCGCAGGATCAATAGGAACTGGCGGTTCAGGTTCCGGTTGCAATAAGGCATCAATGTTTCTTACTCCTAACGCTTCGTACATCCGTCTAAACGCCTCATGCATATTATGAATTTGTGGATTGGCCTGAGCCAGTTGTAGTTCTGTTTGTGCTAATGTCACTCTTTGCGACATTGAAAAAATATTAGGATCAGCTACCGGTATGACATCAACCCGTTCATCAAAATCTTGCATCTTAATCATTCGATTTCCACCCACCACATTGTAAGGGTATTCAGGAGGAAGGTATTCTGAAAAAATTCTTGCCATGATTTTAAATTCCTCTTTCATGGAATAATAGCAACGTTTATGGATCGCGCTGATCACTCTGGATCCCCGCTCTAAAAGAGCGACGGTTGTTCCCACCGCTGCTTGTTGATTGCCGTCTCCTACTTGAAGATCCGCAATCGCTGCAAAACGTCTTCCTGCATCTACGCAAAATCCCAGTAATTGAAAAAGGGTTTGACTCGGTTCCTTGAAAGGTAATAATTGAAATTGATCTCTAATGTTTCCGCCCGGAGCATCAACATCTCTGAATTCACCTGGTTGCAACGGTTCCGCATCGTCTCTAACTCTTAAACCTCTGGATTTAAATCCAGCGGGTAAATTGACTAACGTTCCTGCATCCAGAAGCTGTCTTAAAGCGCCTGTCGCTGCTTTTGATAAGCCTCCAATCATATGAATTAAACCAAAGCCATAAAAACCCAGACCCGGTAAAAATTTGTAATGAACAAAATAGGGAATTCGTTTCTTTAAGGGATCGTTTTGTTTGTAGTTTCGATAAATGGATAGAACCGTCATACTGTCTTCATCCAGAGTCACGATGTAAGGAATTTTAACCTTGTCCTCGCTTTCATAACCCGGAAGATCAATATTGACGTGCATCTCAATCAAGTTATAAAGATCTTGATATTTCTGTGGTGTAACGCCTTCTAGTTCTTGGTATTTCTTTCGTGCACGGTCTTCTTTAAAAAAGGGTTCAGGAAGTTCGACATCGCGATAAAATCCAGAAGCCTGTCTTTTTCTAATTTCGTTTTTGGTCATTCGAACGATATGAGAAATACGTTCCGAATCATAAAGATCGGATGCATTATAAGGCACCACTAAATCTTCTGCAGGTACAAAAGTAGATTTGCAACGCGCGTTCGTTTCATCATAATAAATTTTTTTAAAAGAAGATCCTGCTAAAGGAAGCTGAAATAACATTTGATCAAACTCAGGAGTATATTCTTCCATCTTATCCATGATTTGATAGTTCATAAAATCTCTAACCCGGTTCGCCTGTTTAATGGTATCCGCGGTTTCTTTACCTACGACCTGGCATCGTACCGGTCCATCAGACGGAAGAAGTTCTTTAAACGCTTGTGCTTGAAATTGGGTTGCAGCTTCCGCCATCAACGGATGGGTTACCCCCGAAGCTCCGATAAATGGTCGAGTAACATCCATGTATTTGAATCCTAAAAGATCCAAACCTTTGGTGTATGTTTCAATGTATGATTTTCTCGCTAAAGAATCGTCTTTGTAATCAGCTAGAAGAGTTGTACTTAGTTTACTTAAATCGGTATCGTCCATGAACTCCGCCAAATTGGCATGGAATTCTTCTCGGGGAAGTTCGGGAGCTGGCGTACCTGAAAGTACGTTACCCGCTTCGTCCTCGATTACATCAACATTTTCTTTAATGGTGCTTGTAGGAGTTTGGATCTCTAGTTCTTCTTGATCCTCCACCTCAACCATATTCTGGTTTCGTGCCATTAATAACCTCGCTTAGTTAACTTAGGTTTGCCTTTTATTAACCCACCTTTTTTATGCGAAGTAGATTTTTTCCCAACATAAGGAAATTTACGTAGAACTTTACTAAATGCTTTTGCTATATCAGGACCCAAAATGTCCTTCATTCCAGGAGGATATTGTTTTTTTGCCATTACCAACCTCTTTTAGCGATGCCGACTCCACGCGGACGACCATGAAGGACCGTTGTCGGTCTTGGTCGTGGATGAATAAGAGCACCTTGTTTATAAGCTCTTACACGGACATCATTGCCTACGGTAGGCATGACAACCGTTCCTCCGTTTGCGCAACCTCTTTTAACTTTTCCACCTTTTTTCTTGCCAACCCATCCCTGTATGTAACCAATTCCTTTTTCGGCTAGTTTTTTTAATTTCTCTTTATGCTTCTTCGCCTTTGCTTTTCCTTTTCCTCTCGGCGTTTCCTTCTTTAACTTCTCGTGTAGTGCCACAACATCTTGTGCTGAAGCCGAAACTCTCTTCATATCTCGTACGCTTATTCGATCTTTATCTCGTGATCTCTTAACTTGCCTATACATTGAGGCTACTCTTCCTTCTTTAGTTGAATGCGGTTTTCCTTTTTCCATAACTCCTCCTTTTTTTACATCCATTCCTGGTTCCTCTTTTTTCTTTTTTTTAAAACGGTCGCGTGGGTCTTGGTATTCTCTTGTTGCAGGTGGTCGTGCTTTAGGTCTAGGTAATCCCGGTATTCCTCCTCCGGGTGCCTTAGGTCTTCCTGCAGGCGGTCCTGCTTTAGGTCTAGGTCTAGGCGGTGCTACTGGTCCCATTCTACGTTTTTTCCTTTTCCTTTCGAATTCTTCTACACCTCTCCGAAGAGCACGTTTGCCAGCAGCGATCCGACCTTTGCGTGTTGAATGAGGTTTACCCTTTTGGGTTCCTCCGTATTGTTCTAAAAACCATTTCGTTAATTCTGAATTATGACTCATAGGTTTTACAGTTCCTCCTTCTTGCTTTTTAATTCCTAACCTTTTTTTAAGTCTGTCCCGTTTCTGTTTCTTTTGTTCTTTATACTCTTTGCTCTTAACCATACGAGCAAGAAATCTATCCGTTCCTCGGGCTCGTCCCCAGAACGTACTATGTGGTTTGCCTTTTTTTGTTGAAGTCTCTGTTAATTCTTTTTGAAGTCTGCCTTCTGGTACGTCAAAACCTGGGAATAACCACATCTTTGTTTTTCCTTTTTTCTGCACCTTTCCCCCTTCAGCAAATCCTGTCGTCTGGCGGGCAATTTTCCGCGCTTGAGCAACAGCTCTCGGTTGTGCCATCATCGCTTTGACGCGACCACGGACCGGGGTCGTTTGAGCTTTTTTCGCTGTTTTATAAACATCTCTCATAAT